AAAGTATTCTATCTCTAGCATCTGTAGAACCACTCACTACATCAGTTTCGTAAAACGCTTGCCCATCTGTGAAAGATGCAAATTCAGGTCTAAAATTACCACGCCCAAACTGTCGACGTCCTTCAACAGTTATGATCGTATCCATTATTCTCTCTTTTTTGTTTAGTATTCCCATAATTTATAATTATACCCTGCTAAAAAAACTACGTAATAGTATTTGGAAGTGATGTTGCTTTCATTATTAAAGGTGGGTAACCAATAGCAGCAGAAGCTTTTCCCCAATTAAGGTCAATACCAGTACTACTATTAGACTCTGCCCCAAAATAATATGTATAAGAAGTTCCAGAGGTTAGACCGGTAAGAATCCATTTAAATGTTCGATATCCATCGTCATTCTCATCTCCATCAAAAACTTTTACATCTGTATTTGAAATAGTTGTCCATGTAGATCCATTTGTTGATAATGCCATAAACAAGTCAGCGCCAGCACCAGTTTGTTCAACGTAGACACTAAATTCTAACTCAACGTTTCCTGTTGAAGGTGCATCAAATGTTATGTATGCCTTTCCAGAAGTGATCCCTTCTATAAAGTTAAAACTTGTAGGCACATCAAAGTCTTCTGCATTTACTGTATTAAAATTTCTAAATGATAATATGCTTCCCGGGCTGGTTAAATTAGTTAAATGAGTAGTCCCTGAGACAACTAAATCACCTGTCACTAAAACAACACCTCTATTAGAAGTATCTTTTGATCCGGCAGATCCAGATAACATAATTTTAACATCATTACCATATCCGGAAACTTCTGATGCTGATGGGGAACTGTCAAATAGTTCATGTCCTATTATTATTGTATTGTCATTACCATCAATAAAAAATGTACCATAATAATCATCTGTATTAACTTCAAAATCAACATCAGCTCGATTTGTATTAAACTCAGTTGCACTTGAATATGTGGCATTTTTATTTGAAGATACAAAAGAACTAACTTCAGAACTAGCATTTAAAGCCAATGTACTATCTAGTGAAAGTAAGTTGCCTCCCGTGTATATGCTCCCAGAAGCAGCAAAATCACCCGCTGCTAATGTAACCCCTCGTGTTGAACCATCTTTGGAACCGATTGTTCCTGATAATAATACTTTAACATCTGTTCCGGTTTCTGTAAGTTCAGACCAATTAGGATTTATATCTATTGCACTACCTAAAGCAACAGCGTCCTCTCCAGCATCTACAAATATTAATCCATAATCATTATCTCCATTGACTATAAAATTTCCTGTTGACTGTCTACTATAATTAAAATAAGCTCTTCCATCTTCATAAAAAACCTGATTAAAAGTTCCGCCTCCATTTTTAGTTCCAAAATAAGAATTTGAATTATCAGAGTCGTAATCTAAATGAACGACTAAATTACTTTCAACATCTAGTTCACCAAATATTCTAACTGATTTGTCTTCACTAACAACAAATATTTGCTCATAACCTCCCGTGCCCTTATAAATGGAAAATGATTGATTTGAACCTGCTCCATCATAACCAATCCAAACATTAACATTGTTATCTCCGACAACAGAAGTTGTCCCATCTATAGACCTAATTTCCATTGATCCGATCGATGAGATTTTTCTTTTTGCGGAAGTGTCTCCTGCTATATACAAGTTTCCGGAAACTGTTGTGTCACCTGTCATTAAAACAACACCTCGGGTCGAACTGTCCTTAGAGTCATAAGTCCCAGACAACATTATTTTAACATCGTTACCATAACCCTTTGAAAGAAGCTCTGAAGCTGCTGGAGTTGAATCAAAATCTTGTGCGCCTATTATTACAGTATCGTCGCCGGCATCAACAAAGAAGGTACCTTCATAGTTGCTTGTATGCACTCTAAAGTCCATATCATCATTGTCCACGTTAAACGTGTTGTTTCCTGCATTAAAAGAATTTCTAGAATACGTTCCAGCCTGATGATCTCCTAAATAATGAATTATATTATTGTCTGCGTATAAATTAAGGATATTATTACTGTCAATGTCCAAAGATAATCCACTTGAAGAGCTGAGGTATACTTCAGAATCGCTATTATTATCTAAGACTATTGTTCCGCCTGTATTTAATCTTAAGTCATTATTATTTGTTATAAAAATATCTCCGGCAGGAAACGTTGTTGAAAAGTTACTACTTTCGACATTCATTATTATTTGCGAGCCTGAATATATTCTGAAACTTGAAGTTTTATCTCCTCCATCATCAATTTGTGCCCATATGCTTCCAGATGACTGGACTTTTAAATTTGTGCTATTTGTGACAAGAAATGGATCAGTGTTGGTTAAATGTACATCCCCAGAAACTTTAATTTTATTAGGCACAGATAGTGTTGTCCCGTCAAATAATAACAAAGACTCTGCTTGCATTGTATCTGGGCCCGTGGCTGTCAGTATTCTATTAGCTGCTCCATTAGACATAAAATCAGAAACATCAACACTGATTGAATTTCCCCCTACATCTATTCCTGTTCCAGATCCAACATTAAGTGTAACATCTCCAGTTAACCCTCCTCCTGTTAAACCATTACCAGCAATTACACTTGTTATATCTCCTGATGCTCCACCTCCAGAAGATTCTATTGTCACCTGACCGTTAGATCCTGTGGCAATTGTTATACCTGTACCTGCAACAAGATATGGCAAACCATCTTTTGTTTCTTGAATCGATCCTTTGATTTGTCCCGTGACAGTTAAATTACTATTTTTTCCTGAAGCTAGTCCAATTTGAACGTCGCTAGGAAATGTAACAGTGTCAATATTGATGCCATCATTTTTTCGAACTATATAATCAGCTTTATTTGCATCAGCTAATTTAATAGTTTTTCCTCTAATTTTTTTCTTTGCCATTAGTCGTTACCTCTAAGTTGATACAACTTCTAAAATACTACTAGGTAAACTTATATTATCATAATCTCTATTTCTAGGTGTTTCATCATCAAAAAACGGAAGTGAAGAAGTTGCATATATGCTCAGATTTGATGATTCATACGTATTATTTATGATTTCATTTTCATTCAAATAAACATATTGGTCATTATCATCATCATCTAAAACAAATCTAATTCTTAGCGGTCCATCAGAAGTAAAACTGCTACCTACTAAAAACCTGCTATCCTGTGCTTGTTCTAACATATCTGCTCTTTGACCAAATTTATCACCTCGATATATATTTTTGGTAAATTGTGGTAATGCATTAATAATACCATATTTAAACCCTTTTGGACGATGTAAACGTGTAGTGCCATTAACAAATTTAAACATGTTTCTTTGGCCGGATCCAAATGAAAAAGCAGCAAATGACGAATTAAAAAATCTTTTTTCTAAATCTGCGTCAGTTGTAACATCTGTTCCTAAAAAACTAAAATTGGAGCGATTAAATAAATTTCCTGTACTATCATTTTCTGCTCCTACATGATAAAGATAAATTTTTTGTGATATTTTTTTAGCAGAATTATGATAACGAGGTTCAAAAGGAAATATTGCATGCCAAGAATTATGAACAAATTCTCCAGAACTTACTGTTGTAATAGACCCTAATCTAATTCTTGGATCAGACAACCCTATTGCTGTTCCATCTAACATCTTATAACCATCAGCTTTAAACATAGATTCAATATCAATTAACACAGAATCATAATATCTCTGTTGTCTATTATCAAATCCTCTAAATCTCTGCAAAGATCCGCTAATTTCATTGCCGCCTGTCCCCACAATACTTCTAGCAACTGATCCAATGCCACCCTTAACATATGTATCCATATAGCTTCCACTGTATTCAGCTTCTGTTGCAACTAAAAATTGATCTAATGTTGGGTTATCATAATGAATTGCCTCATGGACACCTAAGGTTGTCAAGTTTTGATTTAACGTGTCATGAAATTCTTTATTTTCTTTAATTTGCGATCCGTATAATGTAATTTTTCCTGGTCCGTTAAAACCCATTCTATTTAATCTAACATCATCAAATACACCCCCAGCTGTTTTTAAATTTTCAGGTGGCGGATATTGAAAACCTATAATGATTTTATCTTGCGGAAACAAAACGTAGGGAGAATGATCATCCAGCGTTTCAGCTGCTGAAGGTGTTATTGGAAATGCCTCTTCTGTAGATGAAAAAGGTTGTAATCTCTCAGTAACTCCTTTATAAACTGAACCATGACCATTAACTAAAGCTCTAGAGGACTTATCTAAAGTATCTCTACCTCTACTAGAATATCTATTTTGCATCCATAAAGCTAGTTCAGTTACTGTCCCTTTTGTTGTGTAAACTCTCATTCTATTTGCAGGAAGTATTCCTGCAGTATGCCTAACATTACAAGGGACAATAAAACTTCCCGTTAAAGATGAACCTGATGTTTGACCGAAAGATGCTGTTTCTCTTTCAAATATTGCATCCCTCCCAGCGATAAGAGGACTATTTAAAACGTCTTGTTTTGTAAAACCTGATCCATTTGTAAGAGGGTTTGATGCATCAACATGATAATCAATAAGTTGTCCATATGTGATTAATTCTCTTTCATCTTTAACCAATGTAATTGTGCTACTATCGCCTCCTAACCCAAAAGTCCCGGGAATACTACTTGTTACTGTAAATTTTCCATATCGAAAACCCGATTCATTAGTAGGACTTCCAGATCCTGTAATTATTTCCCAACTTTTTTCAAATTTACTTTCAAATTGTCTTAACAAGAAAAAGTTATAGTTTCTAATTTCAACATTTGTAAAAATACTATCTGTAGAATTACCTATGCCTGACGGGTCTCCATATCCTGCTCCTAATCTATAACCATTTGTGTCAGTATCACCAGTACCTGGGCTATCACCTGTTTCTATAAGTGCGTTAAATTCAAAAACAACTTTTTCAACAACAAAAGGTGCATTAATATATTGACTCATGTCAATTATTTGACTCCCAGTTGCATGATATCTTCCATCAAAAGGAAAACCAAAAGTCGAAATAGGCCTCATTGTACTATTAAGTGTATCATTATTAAAAAGACGATAATCATTACCTGTTTGATCTGATCCTGTAGCTATTTTTGCAATACAACCATCAAATCCAATTTGAGCTTTTTTTACTATATCGATTAAATTTGATTCTGTACCATACGTCTGGTTCATTCCAAAACCTTGACCTATAGATTCCCATCTTTTAAGTATATGATTGTAATAACCCATATAAGGTTGTTTTACATCTGAAGTATCGGACTGATATAAGTAAGGACTAGAAGAATCATTTGATTTATTAGTATTTCCAAAGTATGTCGTCTCATTTGCTGTCATATCAATGACGATTTGTGTTTTGTCGTGAAGACGACTACTAAAACCAGGATAGACGTCTTCTGCAGTTCCTGTCATGTAAAATGTACTAGTTCCTAAATTAATTCTACTTTCATCAAATGGAGTAATATTGACAGATCCTGATAGAGCTTCGCCGTTGGCTATTAAATCATTTTCTAACCTTGACCCTATTAATACCCTATCACCCTTTAATAAGTAATCATCAGAGATACCCTTGACCAAACTTCCTGTTGTTACTATAACTCCAGAATTTGTTGTAGAATGTGCTGAAGCGTTTGATTTTAAGAGGGGATGAGAAGACTGATAAAGTCCTAAATGCGGATATTCAAGAAGTGTAGTATTTTCTTCAAATACAATTGTATTCCTATCATCAAAATTAATATTAAAATTTCCCATTCTAGAAGAATCGCCAGTTCTAGCGATAGTAGGATATTGTCCACTTACTGCATCCTTTGCTCTCAATGTTCTTCTAGGCGTATCACTAGTTATTCCGGAAAAAGTTGTTGTTGTCGTTGTTGTTACTTGGTATGGACCTTCTACAATTTCCATATCTATATTAGACTGTGCTGTAAGCGTAGCGCCACTAACACCTGATCTAGTATGTGCTGCAGCAAATTGTGTTCCTGCGCTTAAGCTATCGCCTGTTGTTAAACTACTAATTGTTGATTCTTCACCTAGTCTATACCATAATATTAGGTTGGGTGTGTATACACCTCCCATTTCTGAATAATCATTATAAATGCCACCATTATAAATGTTTTGAATTTGTGAGCTAGTGTATTCCTTACTCCACATTGCAAAGTCGACAAGGGCACCTTTTAGTTCAAAACCATCTAAAACACCTTGTTTATCATAAATGTATAAGTCAGTTATTGCCTGAGTTGTTCCTGACCCTGTGCCGAGTGCATTGGTTCCTGCACCCTGAGAAACACCGTTAACAAACAATTCTGTATCACCATTGTTCATGTCGCCGTCCCAAGTTATTGCGACATGAACCCATTCCTGATAATCTGCAATATCAATTGACCAATATCTACCGTACGCTCCTCCAGAATTAACTGCTCTAAAATATAACTGATTTGCTGTTTGGAACCAAACACCTCCATGCACTCCTGACCTTGTATCGTCATGATAAACATGTCTTACATCTGAGCTAGATCCGTCTAGTTTAACCCAAAAAGATACTGTAAATCCATTAACATTAATTGTTGATGTTGGAAAACCCGAAAGGGATGTTGTAGCCAATCCAAGTGTTTCATTCGTTGTATCGTTTGCTTTTATTGATTTGGCCAAACTTGTTGTTGTGCTTGTTGTAATTTTAGGCATATTCTATCCTCCTTTCAATCCACCAAATGCGATAGAATCTGTTCCTAGTGTTGTACTTCCTATTGTCGTAGAATCATAAACAAAACCTGACGTAGCAGATTGATATCTTGTGCCTATTTCACTCATCCTAGAGTAAGGTGCTTCTATTCCATTTCCATAAAGTAAATTTTTCATGCTATCATCTGTTCCTGCAAAATCATATTTGTTGTCTAAATATTCTTCTGATCTTTTGTCATTAAAAGGTTGCAAGGACCTCGTGTATAAACCATCGTAACTTATTGGTTTGAGCTTATTGTTTAAAAAAGTTTTTTGTTTTGAGTCATTATAAGGAATATTATTTACTAAGTTTAATTCTTTAACATCAATCTTGCTGTCTATAATAACATTCCCACCTTTCTTTAATTGTTCATTATCACCCATTAAATCACATGATATACCACTAAAAAATCCTCTGTGAATTATATCGCTACTTCCAATTAACGTATTTATCCTTTTCGGGCCAATCAATCCTGATCTTATTTCTAATATTTCAATTGTTGCATTTGTATCAAATTCGCTAGAATAACGAGATCCACTCAATGCTGGATAAATATAACTTTGCTCACTTTTTGATTTATTTATATAATTTTGATTGGAATATTCTTGCACTAAATCATCAAAAACCAAAAATTGATCATTTTTTATAATATGCTCTTGAATTCCGTACATATCAGCTTTCCAGAAAGGTGTAAATCTTTCATGAACTGTGTTTGGATACGGCATATTTCCAATATAAAGATAAGGGAGGTTATCACCCTGCGTGTCATTAAATCTTTTAACTGAAATTCCTTGTGAAGACTTGGATTCTAAATTTGCATCGATAGATAAAGCATCAACTGATGTTGATTCTCCGTATCTGTTATTGTTATTTAATGCAGGAAAAAACACATGTTTAACTCCTGACACATTTTGCGTTGATTGTTTAGATATTGTTATATTCCTTCCAACGCTTACACCTAAAGACGTAGTACTGTCTTCATTAAATTGCTTATCTTTTTGTGATACACTTTGATTATTTTCAGTAAGTTTATTGGTACCGATTACTATTGATGTTGTCATTTTTTACTTATCCAAATTGATTATCGTCACTAATATTTCTTGAATTTATCAAATATTGATGATTATAATTATATCTTATTTTATTTCTCTCCAAAATATGTGGCTCGATAACATAATTTACGCCTAAAAATACTGTTTCTAAAGGAACCAAGCTAAGCAAAAGATCAGTAAAACTATTGTCAAACCATGTAAAAAATTTAGTATGTGCTTCTAAATCTAATTTTTGCAAAAGATCATTAAAATACACCTCTCTCGCTTTTTCTAAGTCTATATAAGAATCTTCAAAAGCATCACGAGGATCGCCTAAATATTCATCAAAAACTTCTAAGTTTTCAAACATTTTAACAATATCTTCATTAAGAGCTTTAACTGCACTCAAATCTATACTAATTCTTTTATCACTATCATTTTTATCTTTTTCAGGTATCTCATATAGAGGTGCTTTAACTGAGTATATAGAATTTTCTAAATTCTTTTGCAATTCGTAACTTCTTACCCTTACCTTGTCATCAGATATTCTTTGATCAAAGTCATATGAAACACGTGTAAATTTAATTTGATCTGTTTTCAATATTCTTTTTGAAGCTTCAAACATTTTACCGGTAAAATTAAAATTATTTTGTGAATTGTCAAATATAGAAATTTCGCCAGAAGCGTTTGAACTTGTTGTTATTTGTCGTGTAACTGTATTATCTAAGCGTAGTTTTCCAAAAGAACCGGTTAATTTTGTCGTATGATTATAATTTCTTATAGGATCCTTTACAGACAAAGAAAAAGGATTGTTTATTCTTTCTTTGAAACCTTTTTTTGTGATTGCTTTACTATAGAATCTAATTCCACTTACTTGCCCAGAAAAATTTGTATATCTGGCTTCACTTTCAACTTGATCAGAATTTAAAAAACGAGGAGACTCAGTGATTGATTGGGATCCTATTAAGGCGTATGCACCACTTGCATTTAAAGTTGTGCCAATAGAATTAAAATAATTAGTTTGATTATTCTTTCTTGATTTTTCATTATAAAAACTTGATGTTGTAAAATAAACATTTTTTCTTCCGCTATCTAATCTTCCACATCTTAAAAAGAAACTACTTGATGGTGTATTTTTAATATCAACAGAATTATAAAATATATTGTCATCATTTCTTATTTTTCCAAAACTTACATACCACGGGTTACCATCAAATAGACTAGCACTAGTTATTTGCATTTCTAAAAAATCATTTTCAACAGAAGAAACATGAGGTTTAACGTAAAGCTTGATTTTAGAATTATTACCATCATTAATTGCAATTAGATTTGTTAAGACTCCTCCAGATGTTGAACTTGGTGCAGCTGTTCCTGTTACATGAAGTCTAACTAAACTTTGTGTTACATGGTGACTTCCTACGAATTTGTATATTCCTTCATAAGTGAATGATCCTGATGTCAACAAACCATCTGACACTGCATTAGATATTCCATGCGGAGGAAATATATTTTTTTGAACGTATGTTCCGTCTATATCGGGAAAACCGGTTTCAATTCTAGAACTAGATAAAAAAGGAGATATTAAATAAGGTGCTGAATTAATTCCGGAGGTACCTTTGCTTAAACCTTGCGCATCGATATCTGCTTTATCAGCATCACTTCTAACTGCAAAGGAACCACTTAAGTCAATAAATTTAATAACTTTCTTATCTTCTTTTCTTAAGTCACTTAAATAATGGTATCTAGAACCTCCGTATTCTTTTAAAGAAAAGTACTTATCAAAATCAATACCTAGTGTATTGAACAATGATTGAAATGATCGTCTTGTTCCTTTTTCCTTATAAATGTGTCTGATATTGATAAGGATTCTCTTCCAGATTTCATTTTGAAAATCATTGAGAGAATACACAGAAGTAGTTCCTGTGTTATTAATATTAATTCCATCTTGGAATTTATCAAAACTTATATTGCTATCAATGATATTAGGAAGTCTAATTCCTCTATTTTCAGCAATTAATTTGTAAAAATTTGGTGAAGAACCTTCAAAATCATCATACGATACATGAAGTATATCCGCCATAGCATCAATACTTATCTTTATTTCATCAAAAAACTTTGCCCATATAAGAAGAAATGACATTAATAGTTGCCCAGAACCTAACTTACCCGTATTAGGTAAATTACCGCCTACATAAGAATTTCCTAAACTTCCTGTCAAGTTAGAAAAACCTTCTTCTTGTTGTCCTTCTAGAAAATAATGTACTGGGACAAGTTTTGTAATTAAATTAGGATTAAATTCATCATAAAGTGATGCAGAAGTCAATAAGTTTGTATTTAAAGATTTTACATTTGAATTATCAGCAAAAAGTACTGGACAATCTGATAATTTTTCTTTTTTCATAGGAATAGTAGCAACTGACCCTGAATTTCTCATTGCTACACTGAAATTTGTTATTTGAGAATGCAAACTATTTCCTGAATAATCCAAAACAATACTATTACCTGTGTATGATCCTGCAGGTTCATTAAATTTCATATATAGTATTAAATCTAGATTATCTTCTGCATCTAAAAAAGTAGATGTGTATTGTGTATCTTGAATTTGTGTAATACCTTTTGCACCATGATAATAACGAAATTCATCAATTGCCCCTGACAAGGTTGTTAGCGGTAAAAAAGTAGTGCTATTAACATCATCATCTGTGTACGAACTTCCTGATCCAATTAAAAAGTCAGACAATTTCATTTCTAAGTTATCAAAATCTCTAAATGACGAAGTAACTTTAAGTTGGGAATCTATATAAATTTGTGAATTCTTCTTATTGTTGTCATAAACTGCAGATATAAACTTGAATTCACCTTTTTTTAATGAAGTGGTAATTGTCTCTGCATTAGACCCGCTAATCACAGTAAAACTTAAATTGCAATTTGTTGCCGAATCAGATGACCCGCTTAAAGATATAGAAAATCCTGCACGACTAGTATCAATAAGTTGACATACGATAGATTCTTGATTTGATTCTTCTGGGACTCTTAACCAAAATTCTGTAGTAAAACCCCTTTTGAGCGGAGAGAATACAGGATTATTGGTTTTCTTTTCATTATCAGTACTATATAAATACCCAGACAAATCTTTGATGGCTATGTGTTGATTTGATGCTGATATGAAATGAATAAAACCTTTATTTTTTGGAAATTGATCATAAACATAATTTTCATAACCTGTTCCGTCATTTTTAAAATCTTCAATATCAGATTTTCTCTGATCAAAAGGAAACTTATTGATGACTCGATCAAATGCTATATTTGTTTTAGAAACAGCAGAATCAAAAAAAGTATGATTTTCAAATTTAGAAAAATCAATATTTAATTCTCTAGTTGAATATATTTTTCCAAACTTCGAAGTTTTTGATGATTGCCCTGATCTAGAGGTACCTCTTTTAGATTCAAATAAAAGATCATTGTCAGATTTAAAATCAAAATCTGAAAAAGCCTCATCACTAAAAAAATTCTCATTTCTTTTAACTGAAGGATCAAATAATTTTGTATTTCCTAATGTTAAACTCTTTTTCATTACTTTTATCCTTAATTGTTAATAATAAATTTCCCAGAAGCATCGTTAACAAAAAAGTCATTATCAAAGTCTCTAATTAGAAATTCAAACTTATATGCTCTTCCCGGAGTTAAACTATCCATATCAATCATAAAAAACATACCGTCAGAGTCAGAAGATAACCTGGTAGAATTTCTATTCGTATCAAATGGAATTACTACTTCATTTTTTTGTACATCAACAACTCTAAAATACATGTTATTGTATACTTCAGATAATTTTTCTGTAGGTAATTTTTGAAATATAACTTTTTCATTTCTATTTTCAACAAAAACTCTAACTTTCACTCTGTCATTTTTTCTATAATTTGATTTAAGATTCTTACATGTTACAAGAATTCTTTCTATCGATCCATCATAAGAACTTCTAAAAGGAGATTCAATAATCAAAGATCCGGTTAGATAACCTATTGTTAAATCATTTGATGACCATATTTGTGTAAATGAAGCTGACCTGGCTGACTTTGCATTATGAATTAAGTCAGCATGGTATTCGCTAATTGCAAAAGATGCTGAATATATTCCAGTTTTAAAATTATTGCCCACTTTATGTTGTGATACAGAATGCGTACTAGCATATGAACCAGATTTGAGAATTAATTTCATGCAATCCAAACCAGATACTTGCGTTGCACTAGTGCCTGAGAGAATATTACTTCTTACGCCTCTATGAAAATTATTTAAAAATAAGGATCCGGTAACATCAAAAACAAAATTTCTATGATTATCTAATATGCTATCATCATATTTTACTATCATTGAAGGTCTGTCATAGATATTTGACGCATTTATTGATCCAAATCTTTTTACAAAATATGTTTTTGCATCAGTTTCATACGATCCGGAATATGCAATTACAAATCCATGATTAGTCATCTGCCCTGAGAGGGAAGCAGATACCGCGGTAGTTATATCAAGTTCTAAATCTTCTTTTCCTGTCGCAAAATATTTTTCTGCAGTTAAATTAACAATACTTGTTCCACTAGGTCCAGCTAAACTCCCACTAATATAAACATCTAAATTACTAGAGCCTAAACTTCCAGAAGCACGTGCACCTGATATATCCCATGCATTTGCTGATCCATTTGAATATGATGCAGTTATAAAATTTGTAGCGCCAACATCAGCAAAATTAACTATATCCCTTCCTTTACCTTCATCAAAATTTTTAGCTAAAGGCATTGCGATAATCTTAAAATTAGCAGGAGTTGTTTGACCCCCATAAACGTCTTTAAGCTTTAAAGTTACATTAAAAGAATTACTATCAATGTCTATTTCACCGTTATTAATTAATGTTTGTATAGGACCGTAATCAAACTTAATTAATAATCTAGAAAATTCAATAGGTGACGTCTCTCCTGATATTGTTGATTCATCATAAAGCTTGAAAAGATCTAATGTCCCAGCCAAACCTACATTTGCATCAGTCGCTCTAAATGTATTATTGATTATTCTATTAGTTATATATGTGTCTTTACTTCCTGAAATAATTCTATACATTATAAAACTGCTCCTTTAATATCAGCTTCAGGATATCTTACTTCAAATATCCCGCCTGTGGGTGGATAAACTTTTTGTCTTCTTGTGTTTTCATTTGGGCTAAATGATACATTTGAATAAACCCTACCTTCTTGTGACCCTCGTTTATTTATAACGCGAATACCGGCTAAAGATTCAACACCTTCTGCGTTAATTATCAAATTTGTCAAATCGGTTTTATTGATCGGCATATCAATATGCATATTCTTGGTATCTAAATAATTTCTTAAAAATAAATTACATCTAGATATTACTTCGTTACTGTTATATCCATTTTCTACAGATATAATATATTCGATCGATATATTTGTAATTGCTGCGTCGACAATATCATAACTGTCAGATATCAGCCTGTATTGATTAATATAAAGTGCAATATTATCTTTGAGTGTATCATTGGCTAATGTTAACTTTTCTCTATTATCTCTACTTACAACATGTATTAATACGCTATTGGATACTGGATTTTTTGAAACACCAACTCTGTAGACTTTTCCAAATTTTGCTGGCATTGTGTACACTCTATAAAGTAAATCTTGGACATTTACAATTCTTGCTTGACTAGACTTAGCACTAAATGCTATATTTCTTAATTCTTCTAAAGACGGTCTAGATTCTCCACCTTTAGCGCTTCTAGGATTATTAACTATTAAAGAGTTAGTCACAGAATTTTGAATAATTGGTGAAGTATTAATTTTATATTCCATAATTGCTGTTTTAACTGTATTGATCGATCTAGGCGTAACATTGTGATTAACGCCTCCACCATATCTATATCTTACAGTTAACGTAGTATTTTGGGGGGATATCCCTAAAGTTTTTGTTTCTAATAAATTACCTGGATCTACTGCATTAATTTTAAAATTCAAACGTTCTCCATAGAGAGGTAGTGCATAGTCTGTCGGGTCTTCAATTACTTCCTCATCTTCGTATTCTGATTTCCCTGACCCAAATCTAATTTTAGACAAACCGGTTTCATAATTAACTTCTGTAATAAATCTTCTAGGCGCTGGATCTAAAGTCAAACTGAAGCCTGACTTGTCTTCATCCTCCTCTTTGTTAGGTATTGCATTAAAAACAATATCATGAGAAAGATTATCTACTTCATAGTATATGTTTCCTTCGCTGTCTTTTACTGATAATATCTCTGTGACGTCTGAATTACTTAAAGTTATTGTTCTAAACGGAACATATGTGCCTAATGTGAAAGTTTCTGTATTGGTTTTCCCGCTCGATACAACAGCATTCCTTTTTACCAAGTAAATTGTCGGATTATTTTGACCATCAACAAAGTCAACAACATATTCTGCTTTAAGATTGCCGTATATATCAGTTTCAGAAAAATCAATATCCTCCAAAACTTCAAAATCAATACCATCAATTGACGATACAATTGTACCTGCTTTAATTATAGGAAGCTGTGCTTCAGCTGGTCTATAAACTCCATTTTTAATTTCTGCTGCTATTGAAAGTATTAATTCGACTTCACAAAAACTAGGGCTAGCCCCTCTTATTTTTACTCCTGCATCTTTAATATGCTGGATAATGTTTTTATCTTCTATCGCAGTTTCCAAACTCAATTCGCTAAATTGGTGATCTAGATAAAATGACATAACATCACCTACGTAAGCTGCCATATCTAAGAATAAACCACCTAGACCTGCCTCACTAAAATCTTTAATAACATCACTGTAATGAATCTTAGAATATTCTAATAAGTCTGATCTAAAACTGTCAAAATCTTTATTGAGATAACTTAAATCTCTAGCTTTTTTTAAATCTTTCTTAACATTTGTCGCCATTTTATTTCCCTTTCCTTAGACTTAAAATTAATTATCCTGCTACATATAATACGAGAACAATTTTTTGATTCGTTAATGATAAAGCAGGCACTTCATATTTTATTTCTAATATTAATTTAGCTAAAGGTCTGTCACTTGACATTGTTTCTATTTTAACGTCTTCAGTTGTTAGCGTCTTAAGATTAACATAAGGCATATATTTGCCAACATTTTCAGATATTACTTCCATAATTTTAGATTCATAATCATCATTTTGTGCAATCATTTCAAAAGTTAAGTCTCTTAATCCTGCACCATAATCGTATCTTCCTAGTCGCTCTCCAGGTGAAGTTAAAAGTAAATTTCTTAAATTATCTCTGATTTGTTCAGTAATATCAAAACTCATTTTAAAGAGAGAACTTTTATCATCTTGAGAAAGCTGAAGTGGTGTCAGTATTCCAAAGGGTTCTAATTCATCATCAATGTTATTTTTAATTGTTGTTTTGTTATTTTCTGATCTACCAAATTTCTTACCTGAACTTTTAAAATTAAAATTTGTCATTAAGTCTCCTTTCTACTAAATCAATGATAAAGCGGTTGCTAAGCCAAATGTAATTAAACCCGGCCCTATTAAAACTCCAACTATGGCAACTATTAAAAGAGGTACCACTTGTTCGAACATTGCAATAAAATGAGCAGCAGGTATAGTATATTTTTCAATATCTGGCCAAATTCTCTTTAGCAATCTAATTAGTGGATCCAAAACTAAATTAACCATAAATTCTAAAATGGCTTGAATTCCACTAGATAATGCTTCGATAAATGCATCGACAGAACTTACTATAGCTGCAATCACATCTTGCGCAATCGTGACTACACCCTTTAAAAATTCAACAATCAATGTTATTATGCCTAAGGGTAGATCAAGTTGGAATATGCTTAAGTCAAACCATGGAAAACTAAAATCAAAACCTAAATTAAAATCAAAAAAGTCTAATTCAAAAGGAATAAAGGGTATTTCAATCGGAAAAGGTGAAGAGCCTAACAGTTTTTCAAGTACAGCCGTTAATTTATCAATAATCATTGATTTTATTTCATCAGCCTTCTCGTCTACTTTATCTATTACAGGTTGTATTTTTTCTTCGACAAAGTCTGCTAGCAGTGCCCTTATTAGTTCTTTAATAAAACTTAAATCAATAGTAAATGTTAATAAAAATTTTGCTATAAATTCTATTATATCTTTAATTTTAGATAGTACAATGTGTATTTTAGAAGTGATATATGCTTTCACGTCTCCAACAAAGTCTAGCAATCCTTCAGTAAATTCTGCAATTACATCAAAAATTATCAAAACAGGGATTGTTGGATCAACCAGACCTATGGGTTTAAGTTGAGCATTTGGCGGCAAATCTAATGCTTTAACGCATCCAACGTACAGTGTATCCATGTATAATGAGTGATACTGTGGGTATTTTTCCCTATGTGCTTCTATACCGTCTGTAGGTTCAAAATGCTTTAAAGTATTTTCATCTGAAACCATACTACTGAGTTCTTCAATATTGATATCTAATCCCGCCAAACTAATCTTAGGCGGTAAGTTATTTGCTTTTTCTATAACCTTGTTCAGCAATTTTTCTTTTGTATTTGGGGCTAAATTACCATCATCGTCTAAAAGTCCTATCCCGTCTGGTGCTTTCTTACTATAGATGCTCATTATTTCACCAAAATCTTTGTTGCAAAAGCACCTGTCGGCAAAGACCCGGGCACGCCTAAGGCACCACCCATTGTTGAAATTATTGCCGGAGCCAAAACGTTGCCAGGTACAGATTCAGTGCCTCGAGTCCCTAATATAGCTTGATCCGCGTCTTCACCGCCTAACTTAAGCAGCCCTGTCACACTAGGTTGAATTATTACATCGCCATTTTGATCTAAAATAATTGCTGCACCTGATTTATTTTTAATTTCAATTCTGCCTGTTTCAGAAACTTCTATAGACGCTGCATTCATATTATTTTCAAACTGACCTAGGTTAATCACGCTAATGTTTTCAGTAACTAGAATGTCTTTTGATTTATCAATTTCTTCATGCTCGTAATTTTTAAATTTATCTCTTTTATTTTTTACAACAGGTATATTATTCAAGCTTCTTCCTGCGATTATAGATATTTTTCCGGAATTAGGAAGACCATCGTGGGTCATTGTTATTAAGGTATTATTTGATCCTTGCAGTACTAAATCAGAGCATTTTTTATTGTACCTAGGAACTGCTTGTCCTACAAATTCCTCTCTGTAACTTTTTGAATTATTTAATATGTCATCATATTCTAATTCATTAAGTGTTTTTGATTTTTTATTTATAGAATTAGACGCATTAGGAAAGGTTTTAAAAAGTTCAGTTAATGCTGTTTCTTTATTTCTTGATGATGTTTTTGATTTAAGTATTCCAACTGCTGTATTAATTAAAACATTTCTGTCTAGATGAGTGTAATTTAAATCATCAACAGGTAAAGTTGCAGACTTTCTAGAAACCCAATAACCAATTTTTTTACCATTAATGTTTTCATAAAAACACCAAACATGTTCACCTGCTTTAACAGGTAAAGATAAATGTTGTGGGAAAAAAGGAAAAAATACTTCTGCTTTTGTTTTATCTAATCTATCTTCATTTGAAATATTGATTGCTAAAATACTATTCCTGGGCATTATACTAACTAATTCAGGATTAACAACAAGAGCAGAGCTATCTTGCTGTGTAAATGCATCTAATCTAGATAAATTTTGTGTTTGACCAAAGTTTAAAAGATAATCAACTTCTTCTGTGTTCATTCCTAATTGATTAGCTGTTGATTGTATCAAACTGGTAGAACTAAATTTATTAATCTTTTTTAAATTTTCTTTTGCTTTATCAACAATCGATCCTACTTTTTCTTTAGCATTACCAATTCTTCTTTTATCTACTTTAATAACTTCAATTTTTTGTGATAAAAATTCTACAGGGTTTGATACGAAGTCAACAACAATTGCAGTATCAAAAATGGTCTTGCTTTTTCTTAAAAGACCGGATCCTATTTGATCTCTTTCTTCAGACTCAATTATATTGCTTCCATGTCTAGAAAGACGACGATCTTTCGTATTTGCAAACATTTAATCTCCTGTTATTTGATTAAATATGTCGTCCGCAGAAATTTCGTTCTTTTCTTCTTCTTTTGCAATTAATTCAGCTAGTCTAAGTATTTGATCATTTGATTTTGACATTCTTTCTAAATACTTAGACATTATTGACCCTAACGATGTATGAAGTGGAACGCTTCCCTTAACTTGTAAAAGTAAGTCTGTTAAAAGAATATTAGCGTTTTCTCTATCATAGATAGCATTTTCATATGCTTCTTTCCAAAGCATTTTCTTTTTATCTTCTGTATTTGTCAAACTATCAAGTAAGTCACTGAATTGTTCAATTTTTGTTTTTTGAGACTTTGCTTTTTTCATTTCTCTATCGATATTTTTTGTCATAAAATTCTCCGTAGGTTAACTAAAAAAAGAGAGAAAAATATTCCACATCAGTTCCTTTAATATCTCTATAATGTCTTCGAATATTTGACATTGCAACAGAAAGCTGTTTAGGTGTCAAACCTGATATGTCTCTCATGTAAACAAAAATAGCTCTTTTGTTAAGAAAATCTAAGTCATCTATTCTGTTAAACAAAGTCTCAATTGCATGCATGCATGCTTCTTCATTTGGATTGTTAATTTTTCTTTTAATTTTTACAAATATTTCATCTAATATTTTGTAATTTTCTTTTGCGATGACTCGAATATCTTGTGAAGGTACGTGATTGTGCATTTCAATCATTTCTTTATCTTGTGTTTTAAATTCTTTAAAGTTGCTCATGCTTATGTGTCTTGTTTTATTTTTGACACGCTTTTTACTTTGAATAATTAACCAGTTTTTAGCTACGACGTTAAAATAACTAAAAGCTTTAGACCCTCTTGATGTATCAAATTTTTGAAGTGTTTCAAATAAAAATGAAACACAATCACCTTTTAGGGCTTCATAACTATGATGATTTTTTGCAAATCCATGAATAAAAATTAAATTTTCAGACAGTTTAGAAAAGCTTGGTTGAATAATATCGTGATATAATTGTGATTTTTCTTCAATGCAATCAGTACTTTGATAATCTACAATTGCCTGATCAGTTTCAGGCCCAAAATATAATCTTTTTGATTTTCTCTTTTTCTTAGGTTTAGTTGTTTTTGTAGTACTATTTAAATTAATTGTTTTCTTCTTGCCTTTCAATTGCGTCTCCTGGATTGCTATTACTACCAATTACTCCTACTGTTCCAATATTAGTTAATCTAGTAGCTATTTTAATAACAGTGTTTCTCACGTTAATAATTTCATTGATACACTGTCTAACTTCAACTGAGTCGAAAAAGATTGGCTTTTCTGAAATTTCTTTAATCTTAATATAGCTTTCATCTAATTCATCCAAAGAATCATTAATAGAATCCTGCACATTAAGTAATATCATACCAAACTTAATCGCATAATAACTTGTAACGCAACTTAACAATAATAAAAATACAATTATTCCAATTGTAATTACAGACATTTGAATACCTATTATCCTTCTATTGAATTTTTAATTTTTATTTTCTCAAATACTTCATCATATATCTTTATAATACTTTTCTTAGAGAAATTTTTTAAAACATTTTTCTTTAAAACTTTTGAATTGTTTTCGAATTTTTCAATATTTTCGTATACTTCTTTAAGTTTTCTTTTAAATTGTAATTCATTAGGCATTGCCCACTTGGTGCCTTCAACAAATATTCTATTATCAATTCTTGACTTATTTATGTTTACTAAGTCATAGTCTATTTTAATAAATTTATCTTCTAAAAAATCTAAATGACCGGACCAGTTGGTTGCCATTACCGGCAAACCTGAAGCTGCAGCCTCTACAAGGGGTAATCCGTATCCTTCACCTCTTGTAGGTGATATTAAACATTTTACTCTTGAATGTTTATATAAGTCAGCAATTTCTTTCTGTGTCATATTACCATGTACAACAGTTACTTTAGGGTAATCTCCTTTCCTTACTTCTTTTAAAACACCCTTAACAGTATTAAGTGTTAGATGTCTATCAATCATTGTACCTTTACCAAATGATGTTTTTAAAATAAGACCTACGTTTTTATTGTCTTTAAATGTTTCACAAAACCATTTAATTCCATACAGCATATTTTTTCTATCATCATCCGGATTTCTAGAAGTAACTGTTCCAATCATTAAGAAATTAAACTTTTTGTTAAAATGTAACTTAGGTTTAGACTTTTTATTATTTTCTATTTCTTGATTAAACCACTCTGGAACAACTGAGATTTCAGGCTTTACATTCCCTGACTTTAAAATAACATTTTTAGTAAAATTAGAAGGCACTATAATGTGATCCATTTTGTTTGTCGCATCTAACCATTTTTGTGAACATTTATTTGTTTCAACATAAGCTGAAACACCTATGTTGATTTTTCCTAATTTAGTATCCCATTCATCAGGAAGTTGAACTTGAAATGTAACATCATAAGGTGTCTGTAACTCTCTTGATTTTTCCATAATTCTACCAATCAAACCATTTTGTGTAGACTCATTAACTAACCAAGTTGTTGTTCCCCATTGTAATATTTCAACAGTTAATTCTATTCCTGGAATTGTTTCTAACCATTCAAATATTTGTCTAGAATGTATTCCATAACCTGATAAAGAAAGCAAAGGTGCTCTAAGTAAAACTTTCATTATTGTCCTCTTATTATATTTCTTGTACATCTAATCTTTGATAATTGTTTTTCCAATTTTTGATTATATCAATCATTGAATCATGCCACTTATCAATAGTATTTTGCATTCCAAATTGGGTGTGTGCATATTCTAATACTTTTTCTGATAATTTTTCTTTTTCTTTTGCAGACAAACTATACATTTTATAAAGTGCTTCTGATGCATCTTCACATGACGCATAGTCTTCATAAATATAAGGTACAGATTGACTTCCTACCAGGGTTTTCATTGATATATCTAAAGCAACACCATTATGACTTTCATCTCGATGATCAACAACTTGTCTAGTTAATCCTCCAGTTTTTGGTGCAATAATAGGTGTCCCTGTCATCATTGATTCTAGAGTTGACAGTCCAAAACCTTCAGCATAGGACATACTAATGCAGCAATCAGAAATATTGTACAGTATATTCATCTTTGCAAAATCTATCCTCTCTCTAGAGAATATAACTGTATCTTGTATTCCTAAGTTTTCAGATACTGCTATTAAATTAGGACC